AGTTTTGGTGAGTTATTTGCTAAGTACTTGGAGCTACACGCTAAGCCACGTAAAAAGACGTGGGCTGAGGATGAGCGCCAATATCGAGTGTATTTGCAGCATTGGGCTAAGCGTCCTATTGACGGTATTACTAAGCTGGAAGTAACGGAATTACACCAGACATTGGGGGATAAGCATGGGCATTATCAAGCTAATCGGGTGTTGGCATTGCTGAAATCGATGTTTGAGAAAGCTAGAGATTGGGATTTGTTGTTAGGCTCTAATCCTTGTAGTGCTACGGAAAAATTTGAGGAAGTGGCGCGGGAACGTTTTTTACAGTCGGATGAGTTGGTGCGCTTTTTTAGGGCATTGAATGATGAATCTAATACGACTATTCGTGATTACTTTTTGATGTTGTTGTTTACAGGGGTGAGACGCACCGCAGTACTCAAGATGCGTTGGGATGAGATTAATTGGCTGGATAAAACGTGGTCTATTAAGCCGGAAAACGCTAAAAGCGGTAAGTCTCAGATTGTGCCTTTGGTATCGACTGCTTATGAGTTATTACAGGTACGGCGACAAAATGTAGAGGGTGAGTGGGTATTTCCGGCACGTTTGGGGGCTAAACAGGGGCATTTGACTGAGCCTAAACGGGGGTGGGATAGGTTGTTAAAGCGTGCCCAATTGGAGGATTTACGGTTGCATGATTTGCGGCGCTCGATGGGGAGTTGGCAAGCTAAGAAGGGGTATAGTTTGGTTACGATTGGTAAAACATTGCATCATTCCTCCCCTGCTTCCACGGCTGTTTATGCGCGGTTAGATATTGAGACGGTGCGGGAGGCTATGGAGGATACAATTGAAACTATGCTCAAATTGAGCAAGATTAAATCACCTAGTTAGCATTTCACAGCGATTAAGTGAATTAATTACCTTTTTGCGGTCTGTAAAGTCGACACTATTATTATTTTTAATGTCATAACGATATAAAAGGTCGCATTGTGAAAATCTATCTGCCTGATTGGTATCCTGCTAAACGTCATTTATATTCTATTAGTTTGTTTGATTTTGGGTGCTTTTTAGAAAATTGCTCTAGTTGTATATCGTTATCTCCTAGTTTAAGCCTGTTGTTGCCTGCTCAACCCCTGTCTCTTTATAAGTTTTCTACCTCATTGAAAAAAATCAGATTTTTTAAGTCTATTGATATTCTTGATTTATTAATTTGGTCAGAACAGCACTCTTTAAAATTGAGTGGGGAGCTTATTGCTAATGTGCTTTGGCCTTATGATTCGGTGAATTTAAAAAAGCGTTACTTTGAAACTGCTAGACCTTTGGCTTTTTCTTTGCTTCATCTTGAGGGTATTAAATTTATTAAGTCTATTCCCAATAATCACTCTGTTTATATTTAATCAAATGTGATTATTGCGGGGGTCAACTCCCGCTATTTAATAATCTAATATCAATATGAACCGTTAATAATCAATTTTGATCATTAGCGTTGATAGGTTGTTAAGGAGTAGCACATTATGATCACTAACAGGGCTTTAAAAGCGGTCTCTAGCTTTACTGAACGACGTTTATCTATCGAACAGGCTGCTGCTTACATGGGTATTGGTAAAGCCACGTTGAATAGATGGCGATATTCGGAATTACCTATTGGTACTAAACAACCCAGGTATCACAAGGTTGGCTCCCGTATCTATTACTTGCCCGAAGATTTAGATGCGTTTTTGGCAAACACTGCTATTGAATCAGCGGGGGATGCTTATCGTGAGGCATGAGGTTGAAGCGGCATTTAAGGCAGCTATTGCTGATCGTTTAGGCTTTGCGCCTCGAGCGTTGGTAGCGGATGGTCGTATACATAGGTTTGGTGAAAAACGTACTGACTCATCGGGTTGGTATGTATTGCACGAGGGGGATTATCCTGCGGGGGCTTTCGGGTCTTGGCGGGGTAGTGTTAGCGAGAAGTGGTCTTATGGCACGGGCTTGGTAAAACTCTCACCTGATGAGCGTCAGGCGTTATTAAAGGAGCAAGCTGAGCGTAGACGGCAGGAGGAGGAGCGGTTGCTCTCACTGGCAATACGAGCGCAAAAGGTAGCCCATGAGCTGCTGCAAGCCGCAAGCTTTGAGGGTGTGGATGATCATCCTTATGCGGTGCGTAAGCAGGTACTTTTGCCAGCAGTAAAGGTGATTGAAGGTGCAGTGCTGGAGGGTATTTTAGCTAAATATAAGATGCGAGCTTTAATTGATAGTACTCAGTCTGTGCTTTTAGTGCCGATGTTTAGCTTGCAACAGGGTAAGGGTCAATTGCGATCTGTACAGTTGATTGATCACAATGGTTTAAAGCGTTTCTTGCAAGGTACTCAAAAGAAAGGGTGCTTTTTCGCGTTTGGGGGCAAGCTATCTGGGGCTATTGAGGTTGACTTATGCGAGGGTGTGGCTACGGCGGCTAGTGTGTTTGCTGAACGTGGCAAGCTCACTGTGTCGGCGTTTGATTGTGGTAATTTGCTGCCTGTGGCTCAAGCGTTGGTGCAGTCTTATCCTTATTTATCTATTACATTGATTGCTGATAATGATCGTAAAACACAAGGCAATCCAGGAGTGACCGCTGCTAAGGCAGTACGCTCTGCTCTGCCCTTTAATGTGTCTATTTTTATTCCTGCCTTTCCTGCTAATGCCCCTATTGAACTATCGGATTTTAATGATTTGATGTGCTTGCAGGCGGTTCAAGGCTCGACTCAATAAGGATAACTATGATGAGTGATGCTGTATTGGAGGCTATTTCCGGTAGTGCTCTGATTGATGACGCTACTAATGCCATTATTGATAAAGCAATTGAACGAGCTAAGGGCGGTTTACCATCTGCCTTGTTTGAAGATGTGGCATTGGCGGCATTTCGCAAGCTGCGCGAGGTTGATGAGAATTATTATTTACGACTGGATGCGGATTGGCGGGCTGCAAAGACTATCCCTCATGCCGTCATACTGAGGCTTTTTAAAATCACGGCTCCTTTACCTGCGGGTGGTGGGGGGATGCAAACCAAAGCCGATTTATTGGTGGCGTTGGTCAATAGTAAGGCTGAGTTGTTTAGGGATGATGATGATGAGTTTTATGCAACTTGTCCTTGTGATAACCCCAGCGGTGAGGGGTCGCATAATGAAACGTACCTGTTGCGTGGGGTGGATTTTAGGCGTTGGGCTTCGAGAGAATTTTTTAATATTTATGAAAGTAGTCCGGGGGATAGTGCGTTTAAGGATGCGCTAGAAACGCTGGAGGGCTTTGCTGCTGAGGGTGAGTGTAGGTCGGTGTACTTGCGCTATGCGATGCACGAAAACGAGGTTTATGTGGCGTTGCATGATGATTTGGCACGGGTGGTAAAGATTACGGCTAAAGGTTGGAATGTTATTGCGGCGGCTGATAGTCCGGTACGGTTTCGTAAGTCGCGTAATGCTAGAGCATTACCCTACCCTGTTGAGTCGGGCGAACTGGGGACGCTGTGGGAGCATATTAATCCGGTGGATGATGAGACACGAGTACTGGTGGAGGCGTGGCTATTAGAGGCTATGCGGGGCGATTTCCCGTTTCCGGTACTGGAGGTATCCGGTGAACAAGGTTCGGCTAAGTCGACGTTTCAAAAGCGGATTTGCGCCTTGATTGATCCCGCTAAGGTGATGCTGCGGCGTGAACCTAAGGAGATTGCGGACTACTTTGTGTCGGCTCGACATAATCATGTGCTTTGTTATGACAATATGAGCAATCTTACGGCGGGTGAACAGGATGCTTTGTGTACCATGTCTACTGGGGGTGGCTTTGCTACACGGCGACTCCATACTACCAGTGAGGAGGAAATGTGGGATGCTAAACGTCCAGTGATTATTGGTGGCATTAGTGAATTGGCGACTCAAGCGGATTTGGCTGATCGGGTGATTGCGGTAGAACTGCCTATTATTAAAACATACAAGCAGGAGCAAGGGTTGGAAGATGCTTGGGCTAGGGATTATCCGGCGATTTTGGGTGGTTTGTATGCGCGTATGAGTCAAACACTGGCTAAGCTGTCGAGTACTGTTGTGCCTAATCCTCCGCGTTTGGCTGACTTTGCTCATTTGGGGCAGTCGATGTTGGTAGGGATTGGGGATGCGCGGGATTTTATTGAGGTGTTTACACGGAATCGGAATCGTGTTGTTAATCGGGCGATTGAGTCGTCACCTGTGGCGCAAGCGATTGTGAGCCTGATGGATAAAGTACCTAGCTATTATGATACGACGGCGGCGTTATTAACGGACTTGACTAATAATCACCGCCCTATTTTTTATGACAAGCAAGGCTGGCCACGATCACCAAAAGGATTAGGCGGTACTTTGCGGCGGTTAGCGCCAGCGTTGAGAGTGCGCGGGATTATGGTGGAACATGAAAAATCGCGGGATGGTTGGCGGGTGAAGATTAGTCAAGTTCAGTCTGCTCCTGTACCTGAGTCTGCACCTACTCCAGTACCTGTACCTGATACGGATAAGCGGGATTTAAGCGATTGGTTGACGGCGTTGTATGCGTCTGATTTAAAGATCAGTGTGTTGTATGGTGGCAAGCTATTACGTTTTGAGAGTGCTGATGAGGCACTGGTGCGTGAGTTTGAGCAGGGTATCCAAGCCGATAAGCCTAAGCTATTGGCGTTGATTCAGGCGGATATTAAACGGGCTAAGGCTCATGGTGAGACAGTACGACAGGAGTATGATTGTCCTAGTTTACTGAAGCTGTTGGAGGCTGAGGACGGGGTTTAGTACTGACTTGGTTTTGTTTTGGGATTTTGTGCCACTCGTTGTAGTGGCTTTTTTTTGCCTTGCGTTCCCCCCTCCCCCCTTCCTTTCTTCTAGTTTTTATAAGTACCTTCTTATTCTTATATTCTTTTTATCTTTTTAGTTCTTAAAACACCGGAACAATGTTCACAACGTTCTCATGCCTTAAAAAAGACTGTTTATTCAGTGTTTTAGGTGTGAACATTGAGTTTTTTGTAATGTTCACAATGTTCTCAACGTTCACAAAGGAATGAGCTTGATTAGGTTTAACAGTTGGGGAAAAACAGGGGTAAGGCGCTCATTTCGTTAATGTTTCACGGAATGAGCGTTAAGATCATGAGTGTGAACGTTAGAAACGGGGCATGAAGTCGCGAATGCGGTCTAGGTCTTCATCCAGTAGCTCAATATTAGTTTCTGGTCGTGGTATTTTTGGGTTTACCAACATACCGGACATTCCCAGCAATCTTTGAAACAGCTCATGGGTAATGTGTACATCGTTCAGGCAATAATCTATTACCTCCCCTACTTGTCCGCGTTGCCAAAGTACTGGGGCTAATGCTCCGTTACCACTCTTGGTAAGGTTCTCTAGGTTGGCTCTTGCCATTGCGTCCAGTCCATAGCCGCCGTGTGTTCTGGGGTTGAACTCATCAGGGTCTAAGCCTTGTGCTTTCCAGATGGCGCGTAGGATGTCAAAGTGTTTGTAGTCATCAATGGTGATGTCATTGGCGGCTAGTAGGTTGCGGTCGAAGTTGTGACCGTTGAAGTCAACGATTACATCATGCTGGTCTAACCTGCCTTGAAAGATATGGAAGTTGTCAGCACAAAAGACGTGTAGTTCGGTGATAGAACTGTATGCACCAATGACGCTGATTCCCATACCTGCAAAGTCTTTCCAGCCTTCGCAATAGTCAATATCTTCATAATGAGGTTCATTGGGTTTGGGTGGAATAGCTTTGATAATTTCGCAGTCGTAAATAAGGTAGCTGGGTTTCATAATGGTATTCCTGTTCGGGTTGAGGGTTGAATGGAAATAATATTGCCTTTTCGGTCATAGGTTATTTGGTCGCGTTTGCCGTTTTCGTAGGTGATTAGGCAGACTTTGCCTTTTGGCTTTTCTATGCAAAAACTATCGATAATGTTGGGTAGGTTTATTTCCCTGTTTTTGCTGGATGCTGCTATTGCATTAGTGTTGATTAATAACGCTATGAGTAATAACCGTTTCATAAGTTGCCCCTGTTTGTATTTTTATAAATGAGTATTGGTTTAGTTATTGGCTCATTTTCTGCTTTTGCAAGTAACCTTCTAACATCCAGATTTTTTGAATAGCTTCTTCTTTTGCAATACCTTTCCCTATTTCTTCGTCATAGTTTTCAGGTGAGAGACAAGCTGATTCTCCTGTGACTGTATAGCCATTTTGCAAGGTCAGACAGCAAACCGTAAGCGTAGTATTTTCAAAGCGATGGTATTGCTCAGATTTTATTACTGAGCGTATGTAGTCGGGTGTTAATCGTGGGGCAGTTAAATTCTTTTGTTGAATTAGGTCTTCTGCTTGGCTGTCATTTAGTGGGGTAACAGCTTTTATTTCATTAGTCATTATTAGACTCCAATGATTGTTGAAGTCTTTATGGTAGGGAGTTGGGGAGGGTTGACCGTAAAAAGCGTGATTATGGGGTTGAGTTTGGGTAGTCTTTACGGTGAATAATTAATAATTGTCTGTGATGTTTACTAAAGGCTAAAAATATGAAATCAATCGTTGTATTCGGTTTGGTGTTTTCTATTGTATTTTCTGCGCTGGCTTGGGCTGATGCTCCTGTTACTCATAAGCATGGTGGTCGTTCTCATACCCATGTGTTGCCGAGTACTGGGGTAAATCATAGTCATGGTTCACCGCAACGACCTACTCCGCAACCAGCAACTTCTTCTGGATGGGTGTATATAACTACATCGGATGGATATAATCCCGTTTCATTTTATGGAAAAGCTGGTTCACTCCAAAGAACTACCTCTCATTATTCAATAATATCTAAATCTCATAACCCACTAACAAAAGGTATCGTTATATCTAGAGAAATTGTTCCAATCAGTAACTGCAATAATGGTGTTGGTGTACTAAAAGCTTATGACTTGAGCGGTAATTTAGTACAGCAGAATGATTTTGCCTTTGGTTCAGGAAATGTTGCTTCTTTAATTGCGGAAACTATTTGTATAGCTGGGGCAAGTTTGAGGTAACAAGTTTTTAAGGTTGTCATTATGTGGTATTTCATCGCTTTTGCTGTGGTGTTTGGGTTGTCCCTCACTCCACTGGTGCAGTTTTTAGCGTTGGTGTTGCTGATTCCTTTGTTCTTTGGGTTGCGGTTTTGTGCGGCTTGGTTGGCTCAATCGGCTGATTTAGGCGAACGACGGCGATTCTTGGAAAGTAATTTGAAGGGTGAAAATAAATCAGAGGCTTTCATTGAAATCGAGGTTAGGAAACTTGAGAAAAAGCCTTTGATGGATTTTTATAATTCTGAATTAGCAGATAAGCTCTTTGCACTTTTCTTCTTTATGGCTATGGTTATCTTCATTGGGTTGCAACAGCGCTATTCTGATGCTGATTCCAATGTTAGCGATTACGAGTATGAATATAGGCAACGCTAAGTACCCTATTGACTCTACCCAAATTTTGGGATTATTCTATCTACAGCTTCCTAACCGCGTGAGCGGCGCAAGCTAACAAAGTTGTCGGGATTGCATTCCCTCTCACGTAGTCTTAACACGGTTTCCCTGTTGCTATTGGTATAATACATGCGTCGGGCATGTGGACTATGCAATAGGATAAAACCAAAATTCCACACGCTTTTCGTGAGGCGAATGCGATGTCCGATGTGTTTATATCGCATTAGAATATCACGAGGTAGCTATGTTAAGCTCTACTGAGATTACTTCCGCTGGTGAGCAATTCCTCATCGGCGGTATCCCATCCCTACACTCCTCCCTCAATACTCGTCCTAGTACGCCTAAAGCTGTACCCTCCCCTTTAATCTTTGAACGCGCTAATCAACACTCCCTCATCGGCTACCTGAATAAAGCTCCGGTGTGCTGGCTGTATCGTGGCGTACATTACGGTCAAGCCGAAAACAAAGACCTGATGAGCGTGTACGTGGATGTTGCGTTTTTATCCACGGTCAAGCGTTCACGCTTTATCGACACCAATACTTTTGAAGAACCTACCCTCACTCCAGTCATGGGCATACATGATCTGTACGAACTCCTAGAGTCACAAGCTAAAGCCTTTTTACGTGATCATTTTGCGGGGGTGAACCATGTACGTTGAATACATGCAAGCCCGTCGTGCGGCGGATTTATCCAAGACTGAAATGAAAGTACTGGATTTCATCATGGAGAAAACGATTGGTTATCGTAAGCAAGAGGATGATATTTCCAAGTCACAGTTTTTTAATGCTACCTGTTTACGTTCCGATCATTTAAGTACCGCCTTAAAGGGCTTGATTGCTAAAGGGTTGATTGAGGTATTCGATGGTAGGTATGGTTTGATTTGCCGGATTCCTGATGAGCATTGGAGTGCTGGTTGCAAGTCATGGTTAATGGATGAGGCTAAAGCGAGTACTCCATCTAGTACTGAGCCTGCCATTGACCCCGAACTAGAAACCGAGTTTAGGGCATTTATGGCATTTCGCACGTCTATCCTTCCCAAGATTAGGGATGAAAATAACCAAACATTGGGAGACGTACACCCAAAAGCTGGGGAATCTGCTCCCGAAAATTGGTTACATACACCTATAACTACTACACCAAAAACTATTACACCACACACTACGACAGACAACGCACACCCTGAGGTCGTGGTGAGTCGTGAGGCTATCGCTCTGGTGTTTGAAGATCAGGATTGCAAGCAAGCTGAGGTGTTGTTGAAAGCCTGCCCCGCTAGTGATCGTGAGGCGGTATTGCAGATCGTGAAGCAAGGTGTGCAAGCGGGTAAGGTGAAAACTCGCTTAGGGTACTTGGCGGAATTGGTCAAACGCGCTAATGCGGGTTTATTGGATAAGTCCGGGTTGAGTGCTCCAGTACCGCTACCCACTACCCTACCTGCTCCCGTGCCTGTAGTTCCTGCTCCTGTGCCAAAGGTGGTAGAGCGAGTGAATCTAGCCAATAGCCTAGTTTGGTTGGGCAATATGGCTAAGGCTTTGGGTAAGAGTGTACGTGAGACAGCGGAAATGATGGCTCCTGAATTGTTGCCCCATGTAAGTGAGGAGGTAGCGGCATGAGTCAATTAGACCTATTCAAACCAGCGTATCAAATACCGGAACCTAAGCCAATTGTTAAAAAAGCATCTCCTGGTTTTGTTTTTGGGGTTAAAAGCATTGATAACACATGGGAGGAACATGAGAGTGGATTAATGGCTCGTATAATTCCCAATTGGCAGTCTTGGGATTTTGAAGTAACTAATGGGAGTTATTCGATAAAGCTATCATTTGAAAAGTCTATGTTTCCTACTTTTGTCAAAGTATTTGACGTTGCTTTGCCTGAGTTTGAATTACTTGAGGAGTGCAGCCATGACTAAAGTACTTCACTCTATCTTGGAAAGAGTCACTATTTCTTCTCAACAGCTTGCAATGATGACCACTACCCTACTCACACACGGGTACTCTGTAGAGGTGCTGGGTGTTGGCGCGGGTCAACACACGATTAAGATTTATTGGATACAAGAGGTGCGTCATGCTGTCACTCACTGAGATTTGTGCTGAACGTGGAGTGACTGAATCCGATGATATTCAATGGATTCAGACATGCCTAACCGAATATGCACATGATCCTGAGCGTGCGATGTTCTGGATTAACTATTACTACCCTCTTCCGGCTGCGCCTGTTTTTACGGCTCCAGTGGCTGATTTAGGTACAAACTCTGTACGCGTACACGATCAGTCTGTGCGCGTACACGCTGATAGCGCTGATACGTACATGGTGTGGCGCTTATCCCCAGACCAAGTAGCGTTTTGGCTACGAGTGGCGGCGGTTTTAATCATTTTATTAATAGGATTGTGGTAGATGCGCGTACAGCTTACACAGGAAATTGATGTTGCTTGGCTTTGGGCTGAGGTATTGCGTCCGGTGTTGTGGCTGTTTTCGATCATCATGTACGTGTCCCAAGTACTTTATCCGTTTGTGATGTTGCCCTTGAGTACGTACATGATGTTGAGCGTTCCGGTGGTATTGATTGGATTGGTGTTCATCGGTACTCAACATCTACTAGCCAAGTATGATTTTAATCTGGGCTTTCTCTGGGTGTGGTGCGTGTCACTAGGGTTAATGTATTGGTTTTGAAAAGGGCAAACGATTATGAGTGATTTAGTGATTCGTGAAGGTACTCGACTGGCAAATAATAAACATAAAGATCAGTTGGTAAAGGATTTTAAAGAGTTATCGTTTTTTTATCCGGTAGCGGCGGTGGCATCTTTTTTAGCGTCGTTGTTTTTTGTGCTTAATATTTCTATTGGTGGGCGTTGGGATTGGTCATTATGGACGGTGAATGATTGGGCGGGGGTGACGTTTGCAGTATTGGGCTGTGTGGCGATTACCGCAGGGGAGTACTTTCTGTATCGCTCTGGTGTCTTAAATCCCTGGATACTGTTACTCAAGGCAGTACTGATCTCGTTTAATTTATCCACTGAGATTTTTAATATGATGGAGCGTGAGGATGTGACCGTCCGTGCTCGATCTGAAAGTAGTGCAGTGTATCAGGCTACGGTCAATCAGATTAATCAACCTGTGGTAGTCAGCTCTAATAATGGTTTAGAACAGGCCCACTCACGCAAAGCTAAAGCTGAGTATGAGTTATCGGTTTGCAGTCGTTATAAAAATGAAGATCAGCGTGTACGTTGTGTACGTATCGAGACGGGTAATGTAAAAGCGGCGGAAGCCTCTATTACTACATTACAACAACAAGAACAATCAGCAGCGGCACTGGCAGTAGAGGCTAAAACTAAGCTGATTGATAAAGCTCAAGATTTAAGTCATCAGGATGAGATGTATAACGCAGGTATTAAACTGGTGGCTGAGAAGGGCGGGGTTAGTCATCAGTCTGCCTCGTTTTTGTTGATGGGTTTATTGATTGTGACTTTTACAGGCGCTTTTATGTTTTTAGGTTGGTTGATGAATTGTATTGAGTATGCGTTGCGCTTGAAAGGCTTTGATACTAAGGGCAACTCACTAGCACATGAATCTGCTGTCCCTGTTACTTCAACAGCTAGTCAAGTACCAGTAGGTGTAGATTATTCCGCATCAACCTCTGAAACGGAAGCGCAGGTATTAGAAAAGGTTTATCAGAATTATGTGGCTGAATCGACCTTACCCACTACCTTTAGACCTCAAAAGACTTGGTTATCTCAGCAACTAGCACACTATCAAGTACATAAAAAGATTGAGGATATACAGGCGTTGATTAGTCAGTGGATGGAGCGTGCTTATCAAGAGGGTGTGATGATAGTCAATCCTGATTTTAAAGAAGGCAAAAATGTACCTAAGTACGTTCGCAAGATGGTGTAAAGTAGGCTAACTGACTTTGGTGGTTAGTTCACAGACAATTACCTCTTTCGCCCTGTGGGTAAACGTCATTCAGCGGGAGCTTTACTCCCGCTTTTTTTTGTGCATTAATAAATATAAGTATATGATTTAAAAAGGTATTTTATGTTAATGTGGCACTTGGTGAGGGTCATGCTGGGGTTTTTCATTATGCTGGTTGGTTGTTTGTTAATACCTACCCTCAAATGGTTTCCGGTACTTGCGCTGTGTTTTGGAGGGTGGGCCATATGTGGAGGATGGGAGTGGCGCGTATCTTTATTTGATCAATCCAATAAACCGCTGTTAGTAGGTATCGTGAGTAGTGTCATAGGGGGTCTGTCGTTATTAATTTGAATGATCTGAAATGATCAAAAAGACTTAAGTACTTGTTTGTTATAATTAATAAAATAATGATAGGAGCATCCGTATGCAAACAGGGCGGCGTATTGATTGGGCAACGATGTTATTGAATCTCCGGTCTAAAGGGTTATCACTGCGCAGGGTGGCACGCGCTTCTGGTATTCCCTTTACTACTCTTTCTGGATGGCAAAACTTAGGGCGTGAACCTTTGTACTCTACTGGTGACGAATTTATCAATTTTTATTGTGGTGCTCTTAAGGTTGGTAGAGATCACTTGCCCCGTTGTTAGTGTACGTTGCTTGTACGTGATTAATGTACCCCACTAGGTACACGTTTTTAGTCATTATGTTTGGGTATTTTAACTAATTTTTCCCATTAACTGAGCATCAATATGAGTACTAAAAACGTTATCTCTACTGCCATTCCAGTCGTTGCTATGCTGGATCACCTGAATAAAGGCTCTGCCTTATCGGTCATCCAGCAAGTAGTGACGGCTGCTGAAACTGCCAATCAGAACTTAGATGCAAAGTTCACTAATGAAGTCCATCAACTCAATCAAAAAGTTACAGACGCTTTGCAAAAAGCTGAAATTCTTGAGGATTTTGAGTTAGGTCAAATTGAAGAAGCATTTGCCAAGTTTGTCGAAACTGAAGGTATGCAAAATATCATTGGTCAGATGTGTATTACGGTCAATGGTCAATCGGTCAAATTATCCTCTGTTGTAGAAGCGGTACTGGATGCTGTTGAGGGCGGCAAGTGGACGTTTAATCGCAATGCTGAAGGTACTGAATTGCTTAATGCCGTACTGACCTTAACTAACGGTTCGGTGGCTACATTTGACCTTGAGCTAAGCAATGAATCTACTGCGACTGAAGCGATCTATACCGCAACGGTGTCTGATTTTAACGGCACGGGTGCGAGTGTGGAGTTCTACGGAAAGTTTACTAAATATCCGACTGTCTTAGTCGCGTTTGGGGTCAATATTACTTCGGTCGATTATGATCTAAAAGAAGCAACTAATCTGGTGTTTGATCTAGGTGGATTGGTAGCTTGTGGGGGTACTAGTACTACTACTGACCTCAATAACGACGGTGTGGTCGGTAACGCGGGTAGCATCTAATCATGGCTGAGTCTCTAGTTAATCCGGCTGAACTCCCTAGCACTAATGACGTGGTGGTGAATTACACGATTCGCCACAACGGGCTATTTTTGACGGTGCGGGAAAATTCACAGGCGACTAGAGAGGAAGTGCTCACCAATGCGCTGGATTGGGCTAATCAAGTCTCTCAACATGACCCTGATTTGGGCTGGTATGTGTTGAGATTTGACGCTCGTTCTGGCGCATTTGGGATTACTTATAGCGAACGGCTCAAGCGTCAATTGGGCTTAGGTCAATATCACTATGACATGGTATCGGGTTATGCGTTGTCGGCTACTGACTTAGCAACGTTGCATGAATTGCTGAATAAAATGAATTCAGCCGGTGGCGTTAATGGTCTGAACTTAGGCAATGACATACTAGGTAGCGCAGGCGTAACGGTTTATCAGGAGGGTAGCAGTGGCTCGCTTTGATGAGTTGTTCCCACTCTTAATTCAAGCGGAAGGAACTAAATATGTCGACCATCCTAATGATCCGGGCAGTGCTACTAAATACGGTATCACACGCAAAACGTTAGCTGATTGGCGCGGGATTAAACCGTATTTCCAGCTTGATAAAAAGGAAGTGCGGTATCTAACGCTAGATGAAGCTAAGGCGATTTATAAAGCGCATTACTGGGATGTCATAAAAGGCGATAGTTTGCCTATTGGGGTTGATTATGTGGTGTTGGACTATGCTGTTAATTCGGGTTGCTCGCGGGCTATTAAACAGCTTCAAACGCTTTTACAAGTAAGTATTGATGGTGTCGTGGGTGATGAAACGCTATCTGCTTTAAAAAAAAGGTTGGTTACTGCTCCTGCTCTTGAAAACTTTATTACCCAATATACAGAAGCTCGCTTGAGCTTTCTGCAATCGTTAAAACATTGGGTGGTGTTTGGTCGAGGTTGGGGGCATAGGGTGCAGCGGGTGTCTGCAATTAGTATAAAAATGGCGCAGTCTGCTTATAAGCCTGCTCAACAACAAAGTACTTTAGGAGATTTATCTATGTTTCAATTTTTGCGTGGTCGTAAAACGTTCGCAACAGGTTTAGTCATGGTAGGTGTGGGAGTTGCTAATTTAGCAGGTTATCAAGTGCCGGGTTTTGACCCAGCGCAAGCCGGGCAATTAATTACGGAAGGGTTAGGTATTATCTTTATTCGAGCGGGTATTCGTAATGATGTAGGTGCGTAATGGATGCGGACTTAGAAAAGCGGGTTCGCGCCTTAGAAACTGAAATGCACGAAATTCGTTATCAAATAAAAGATAACGCAGAGCAACTCAAAGTACAGGGGCAGGATATTAAAAATCAGGGTGCAACCCTTAATAATATTCTGCACTCGATTAATACGATTAAAGCAACTTTATTTGGTGGGATAATTGTTATTGTTGCTCAATCTGTTGGTATCGTAGAACTTTTAAAAAAAATGATCTTTTAATTATTAAGGGTGGGTGAAGGTAGTGCAACAACTGGGATTAGATCAAATTGCACCCGCAGTTGAAATTAGTAAAACTCGTGAGTGTGATGTTTTTTTTGCTAAGTTGCGCCACTTTGCCCAAGCCTTAGTGATGCGTATTGATCCAGTGACGGGCGATGAGGTCAAGGATAATACGGATGCTGCATTAAAAGCGGGGTTAGGCAAGAATAAACGCTCTGCCGCATCAATGGCGAGTCAATACAAACATCATCCTATTGTATTGGCAGAAATGGAGCGAGCTAAGCGAGTACTGTTTGGTAGTGCGTTAGCTACTCATGCTGAGGTAATGGGAGGATGGCGCTCACTGTTAGATATGACTATGGGACTAAAGCCAGTGGTGTTACCCATAGTTGATGATAAAGGTGAGGCGGTTATTGATCCTAAGACTAACAAGCCTGCGGCGCGAGAAGAATATATTATTAAACCTGACGTGGCTGAAAAAGTTTTAGAGAAAATGGGTAAAGCCGTGGGGCTTTTAGATAATAAAACTGATACTACTACGCAACAATCCACCTTAATTATATCCGCTAATCCCGATATTAGTCCTGACGAGTGGGTTAAACAGTACGGCGCGTCTTAATGTCGATTCAATTACCGCATACTTTAATTACCCCTCAAGTTTTATGGATGCCTAATGCTGGTCCTCAAACCGCATTAGTCAATTGTCCGGTATTTGAAGTATTTTTCGGGGGTGCGCGTGGAGGTGGTAAGACTGAGGGTATGTTGGGAGATTGGTTATTACATCAAGCTAAATATAATCAGTATGCTAAAGGCGTTTTTTTCCGGCGGACTTTGCCACAGTTAGAACAGGTTATTGAGCGAGCCAAAAGTATCTTTACTTTAATAGGTGCTCAGTACCGCGAGCAGAAAAAAACTTTTATTTTTCCTTCTGGCGCAACTCTTAAATTCCGCTTTTTAGATAAACGCGGTGATGCTGATAATTATCAGGGGCATGAGTACACACGAATTTATCTTGAGGAAATTACCAATTGGGCTGACCCCACTGAAATTAATAAAATGCGGGCAACTTTGCGTAGTAGTGCTGGAGTACCGTGTTGCTTACGCATGACTGGTAACCCCGGCGGGGTGGGGCATAGTTGGGTTAAGGCTCGCTTTATTGATGCAGCTCCACCGATGACGCTGATTAAAGATCAAACTAGCGGCAAGCAACGTGTCTTTATACCTTCCGTACTGGATGATAACCCGCATTTAGATCAAGTCGAATACATGGCAACGCTGGCAGACTTAGGTAGTCCAGCACTGGTGAAGGCATGGCAAAAAGGCGACTGGAATATTATTGCGGGTGCATTTTTGGGTGAACTCTTTGATACGTCTACGCATGTGGTTGAACCATTTACTATCCCTGCCCACTGGACACGTTGGCGTGCTATGGACTGGGGCAGTAGTAGACCTTACTGTGTACTCTGGTTTGCTCAAGACGAACAGGGCAATGTGTATGTGTACCGTGAGGCTTACGGCGTGGAGTATGACTCATCAGGAATCGTCAAACCTAACGTCGGTACTCGTGAATCTGCCGAGGCGGTGGGGACTAAAGTACTTGAGTTAGAAGCGGCTGAGATTAAGCGCGGTATTGAAATACGCGGTAATGTGGCTGACCCTGCTATTTGGGCTAAGAACGGTACTGAATTGAGTATTGAGGAGCATTTTAGGAAAGCGCGTTGTATTTGGCAAAAGGCTGAGACGGGTGCTGGCTCAAGGGTGCAAGGCGCTCAAGAGATTGTGCGGCGGCTGCGTAATGGTTCGTTATACTTTTTTAAAACGTGTGTCCATACGGTTAGAACGATTAGTGCTATTCCGCATAGTCCAACGAATCCTGAAGATGTGGATACTAACGCTGAGGACCATGCGTGGGATGCGCTGCGATATGGTTTGAGGCGGCGTAAAGCGTTGGCTCCTGATAAGTCAAGCTCGGCTGAGGCTGAGATGTGGTTAGAGAGGTTTGGTTAATGTCACAAGATACGGATAGCAGTGCGTTAGCGGCACGCTGGAAAACTCGAATTAAAGAGGCTTTATCCTATTGGGATAAGGACTTTAAGCGCGTTGAGCATATGCGAGCATTAGTGGGTGCTTTGGATGTTGATAATCCTAGTGATAAGACTAAGCGTGTTAATTTAATCCACTCGACTATTAAGGGTTTGTTGCCTCATGTTTATGCGCGATTGCCAGAAATAGCTATCCAGCCGAAAGAGAGTATGGATAAGAGCGAGTATGAAATGTTGCGCTCGTTTGCGACTACGCTAGAGATTGTACTCAATGAACTGCTGGAGGCTGCGAAACTCAAACGTATTGCAAAATCAGCCACGCGGCGGGTTTTTAGTGAGGGCATTACGTGGGCTAAGGTAGGTTGGCAACGTGATATTAAGCAAGACCCGATTATTTTAAATCGGATTGCCGATACTCAAGATAATATTTTACAGCTTCAACGTTTAATTACTGAACTGCAAGGGCAAGATACCAGTACTCATGAAGCTAAGTTGGAGGAGCTACATCAATTACAAAAATCATTAGAAGATGCAGTGGAAATTGTAGTAGCGGATGGGTTAGTCATTGATAATCTACGAGCTGAAGATGTAATTTTAGACCCTACCATTACCAGTCTTGAAGACTGGGATAAGTCACGTTATATCATCCATCAAGTGCTTTTGCCACTTGAAACAGCTAAGGCTCAATATCCTGATGCATCTTTTAGTGCTACTGCCATTAATGATGAAGCGCGTCCGGTCACTCTAGCGGCACCTACCTCTTTACAAAACAATGAACGCATACGTGCTAATGAACGTATGGTGAAGATTTGGGAGGTGTGGGACAAAACGACTATGACAGTTTACACCTTGTCGGATGAAGCCGTGGATTATGTTCGTGAACCCTATCAGCCTGAAATTGTAAGTGAGGACTGGTATCCGTTTTATCCTTTAGCGTTTGAGATTACGGATAGTCGGGTTTATCCGTTCTCTGTAACTGAGTTGCTAGAACCTTTGCAGAGTGAGTACTTGGAGACACGCGAGAAGTACGCACTTCATCGTAAACGGGCTATACCTATGATGGGTGTCAGAAAAGATGCAGTCTTGCCTGAAGATGCTAGGAAAATTAATGAAGGCGAACTGTTAGAAATGGTGAGATTGGAAGGATCACCTGACGGTAAACCGGTGCAGAATGAATTAGGCTTTATCCCGTATCCACCTATTGATGGCTCACTGTATGACACGTCCGCTATACGCTTTGACGTTGAAATGATGAGCGGATTACAGGACGCTCAACGGGGTGCTATTGCACGACCTAAGACCGCGACTGAAGCGGAGGTAATGCAATCGGGTTTAACCTCCCGCGTCACTGAAATGCAAGACACGATTGAGGATTGGATTGAGCAAATTGCTACGGCTGGGGCTGAGCTGGCGCTTTGGGTGATGACTAAGCCTGAGGTGGAGCGCATTGCAGGACGTGGGGCAGTGTGGCCTGAGATGGATAAGGAAACCATTTATCGTTTTGTGCGTGTGAGTGTGCGTTCTGGTACGTCAGGCAAACCTAATAAAAGCCAAGAACAACGCAACTGGGCGCAAGTGGTTCCGCTAGCTATGCAACTTATGCAATCTGTAATGCAAGCGGAACAAGTGGGTATGCCTGAACTAGCAAACGCTCAACGGGAGTTGTTGGCTGAAACCTTACGACGTTTGGATGAGCGCTTTGATGTTGATCGTTTACTGCCTAAGTTATCTATGCAACCTACACCACAAAATACTATGCAACAGGCTCTACCACCTGAAGCCATGCAGTTATTAGCACAACAAGGGCAGTCTTTGCCTGTGAACTAGGAGTTTTACCATGTCTGATGAAAAAATGATTGAAGGAATGTTGGGTGCTGTGAATGAGGCATTAGCGCCTGCATCAACGGATGAGCCTGAAGCTGCACCTGTAGAAGCAGTAGAACAGGATGATGTCTCTGAAGATGTTGAAGAACAGGAAGTAGAGGAGGAACAGGATAGCTCTGAATCTGAAGAGGAGTATGAGGGTGAACAAGGAAAGGAAAGTTTATCCTCAGACAAGAAAAAAGAAGCCGATGATACGCCACTGACTGATGAGCAAATTAAGGCGGGTTTAGCGCCTCGTGCTCAACAGCGTTTCCAGGACCTATCTGAACGAGCGGGTAAGTTTGAATCGTTACGTGCTCTATTAGATGACAGCGTGAGTAGTCCCGCTGAGTTTGTGCAACTACTGGATTTTAGCAGGGCGGTACGTAACGGACAGTTTCAACAAGCGGTTGAGATGTTAGATAGAGTACGGAATGATCTAGTACTGAGAGGGGGTATTAAGTCTGTACCTCAAAAAGATGTCTTAGATGATTTTCCCGACCTTAAGCAAGAGGTGGAGGAATTTAATTTAACACCTGAACGGGCTTTAGAACTAGCTCGGGCGCGTAAGTTGGAGTCTGAGTATCGTCAACAGCAAGCACATGAGCAACGTAACTCTCAAGAGTTGCAACAGTATCAACAAGCTGTAGAGGTGGCAGTACAACAAGTACAGCAGTTGGAAGCTGAGTGGGCGCGTACTGATCCCGATTACAAGGCTAAGATGCAACGTTTAGCGGGGCAAATTAGTAACATTGGTCAACAGTATCAACCTAGCCAATGGGCTGGTGTGGTGGCTATGTTGTACCAGAATTTGAGTATGCCTGCGAGCACTAAGAAACCTCAGTCGCATTTACGTCCTGCGGGTGCGGGTGGTAAATCCAAACCTGCTGAGCCTAAATCGTTGGAGGCTGCTATTGGTGCTGCACTAGGTTGGTAAGGTTGTACCGCACTAGGTACGCTCATTTAATTATAATGGGTTAGATTTAACGCATTTACGCAGTAACAGGGGTCGCGGTCTGGCATGGGTTAAATCTACCCGTCAACGCAGTAACAGGGGTCGCGTCCTGTGCATCGATGATGTTCAAAGACGGTAATAACTAACTGATTTTATTTATTACGTCCGAGGACATCATGCCCTTTAGTTCCGATCAAATTAAGGAGGCTGGTTACGCCAGTCTCGATTACTATCTAAAAAATACTCCCGTCGATCAAATTGCTACTGAGCGCCCGTTATTAAAAAAACTACTCGAAAAGAAAAAGCCATTTCCGGGGGGCAAGCAGTTTATTGTTGAACAATTGCGTACCAATTACGGCTCTAACTTCCAGTGGTATAACTGCGATAAAGAAGTCACGTACAACAAGCGTAATACGCTAGCTCATGCTAATTTCCCGTGGCGCTCCTTTCATGATGGATTTGAAGTTTGCGAAGATGAGATGGTGCAAAACGGTATTATTCTCACGGATGAGAAGCGCAAAAATCCACCGACTGCCAGTGAGGGTGAAAAGGTCCAGCTCGTTAATTTATTTAATGAAAAGATGGAAGTGCTGGGGCTGGGCTTAGAACAAAAACTAGACCTCGCATTACATCAAGATGGTACTGCATCCCCAGAAGCTTTAGTCGGATTGGATGGTCTGATTTCTGTTAATCCTACCACAGGTGTGATCGGTGGGATTGATCGGGCAACGAAACCGTGGTGGCGTAATCATATCGCGTTGAATCTTACTAAATCTAACCTGCTCTCTACGATGGAAAAAGTTTGGCGTGCCTGTATCCGCAATGGTGGTAAGCCTGACTTTATTATAGTGGGTCAAGATTTTCTGGATGCTTATGCGGCTGCTGTGCGTGAGTTTGCGCATATTGAGGTCATGGCGGGTCGCACGATGGCGATTGAGGGTGGCATTAGTGAAATGACCTTTAAAGGTATTCCTTTAGTTTGGGATCCTGCTTTTGATGATTTAGATGCGATGGATTGCCCTAGTCCGGCGTGGTCTAAGCGCTGCTACATGCTCAATATGAATCATCTCCGTTTGCGTACTATTGATGGTCACTGGATGTTGCCTCGCACTCCTAGCCGCGACAAGAAAACCTATGTACATAGCTTTGCTATTACTGGCAAAAGTGCGCTCACAGTGAATCGTATGAATGCTCATGCGCTTATCACGATTAGCTAAGGAGTAGTCATTATGGTTGCTGTAAATACTGTTGTCGTTGCTATCGTAATGGATAGCATGAATACGTTAGAAGTTCGTGTGCCTGAGCATGAGGTTAAGTTATTGCAGGCGGTGCATAACGAGACTGAATTAGTAGCGGATAGTGATGAGGTGCGAGAACTACCGATTGATGAGTCAAATGAGTACTCGCGCTTAGTTATGAAATATGGTGCTGCTGCGGTTGAGTCTGCCTATGGTTTACCTGCTGATAACAAACTAAAAGGGTTGATTAAGAAAAAAGCTAAAGTTACTAAAGAGTCTGAGATTGACAAATCAACCGAAGATAAAGTGGTGTAACTATGACTTATACCCGTCAATATGCCTTTAGTACTACTGTCTCCGGTGTGCAACTTGATCGTGAACTGGATGGAGTTAGCCAAGAATTTGGTCGCGTCAATCAAAAGCTTGGCGCGGTGGTGCGTGATGACGGGCAATTGCAAGACGGTATTGTCAAGCGTCATGCACTGCATGCAGAAACTATTGCTCATCTTGCAGTAGAAGTACGCAACGAACTAGAGCCACTGTATAAAGAAATACAGTCTTACGCTCAACGTAGTGCAGATGACTTACAACGTGTCTTAAATAACGAAAACGAGTTGCAACGCTGGTATGAGCTAATGAAACAATTAGCTCAAGACACGGGTGTACTGAATCAATCGGCTCAAGCTGCATTAACTAAAACGTTACGCGCTCAACAAAATACCGAATCATTAGAGCGTTCTTCGGCTACTCATGCGCAACAAGTGGCAACTACTGAAAAGGGCGTGCAGGTACAAGTAGAGCGTGCCAAGCAAGTACAAGAACAAGTACGGGCATTGGTAGGCGTTGCTGAAACTGCCTCATTAGAAGCGACTGAACGGGCACGATCTGCGTGTGAGTGCAGACGTAAAGCTGAGGAGGCTGCTAATAAAGTACTGCAATCTAATTATGCAGTGGAGTTGCAACGTAATGAAGTGCGCGGCTTATTAGCACAGGTACGACAACTCACAGATCAAGTAGTTGCTGCTGAAAAAGGTATTAAGCAATCGTATCAAACACTGATTACTAAAATTAGTGAGATAGAGCGTTTGGGTCGTGAGCTAATGACAGCGCGTGATCAAGCTGTAGTCAGTGCCTTTGCTGCTAAGAACTCTGAATTACAGGCTGATTTGGCAGCATGTGAAACTCGCAATGCTGCTAATGCGGCTACTAGTGCTGCAACTAAAGCGGTTAATAATGCAGGTGATGCGTGTTTATCTGCACGGGCGGCTGAGTATCACCATATTAAAGCGGCGGGTTTTGCTAACGAGGCTAGTGTTAGTTTGAGTCAGGTGCAAGTACTTGCAGCTCAAACGCAAGAGGCTCAAAAATCTGCACAGCAAGCATCTGATATTGCCTTTACTGCCAGTACTGATGCTAGGTACTCGGCTAATCGTGCCGAACAATCTGCTCAAGTGGCACAACAAGCGGCAGCCAGTGCGGGGCAATCTGCACAACAAAGTAGTGCCGCTCAAGCACAATCCATTGCTGCTAAAAACGATTCTGCACGTTATGCCATTAACGCTGAAGCCTCTGCTCAACGAGTCGAAACTCAATACGAATCTATGATCTGGGTGGCGTTTTCTGGTGTGCTTTCTAATGCTGCCTCCCTGATTAAAACCCAACGCCTCATTATGATGGAGCATGTACTCGCATGACTGATACTCCTATCCAGCGAGCCTATGAAGAACTCTCGCGCCTAACCCAAGAAACCACTGAGCTATTAGAACAATGCCTACTGATTAAGTCGCGGCTCAATACCTCAGTAGAACGCTCTGAAACGGCTGCAAACAATGCTCAATCATCTGAAGATGATACTCGTAAGCTCTTACAGCAAGTACAGACGCTGAAGCAAACGATTGATGCTAAATATACGGATGTAGTCAAGCTGCTCAATGATGCTGAGGCAGTGGTGTTTGGCGGTGGGTATAGCGTTACTCCTACTCCGGGTAATGTGCCGATTGCCGATGCTAACGGCAAACTAGATGAAGGCTGGCTGCCGGAAGATTGGTCGCAGTTAGAAGCCGTGCTGGCTTTAGCAATTGATAACGTTACGGAAAATTTGCAACGTTATAAAGCTGAGTTAGAGGCTCAAAATCATTTAGCTGTACTAGATGAACAAGTAGATAGCTTATTAAAGCGACTGATTTTGCTTAGAAAAGACTTCAGTAACACTGAGCATAACTTAGGTGTAGTCCAGCAAGATCTTGAAAATATCGCCTTAGTATCGGCTGATCAAGAGGAGTACTTTGCTGAAGTACTGAGAAGCATGGGGCAATCCGGCTTCTTGCTAGGGCGGCAATATACTTACGGCGGGCAGTTTGCGTTTAATCGCCCTTTTACCAATAACTACTCTGCTTTGGGTATCCACGACCATAGTGATTTTGGCGAAGAGCGTATGCTATTGGGCATGGCAGAAGGGAAGGCAATTGTCGACGGGAAACCTATTGGTCGTCGCCATACAGATTACGAGCCTAGAATGCCTGCCCCTGTAGGGTCAAATTGGTTAGCCACTCAACCGGTGCAAACTCCGGATGTACCGCCTGATGTGTTAGCACAGCCTACAGTTGAGTTACAAATTGCCAAAATGCGTGAGTACTTTGAGGTAGCGGTGGGTAAGCGTCCAGCTAGTGATGTAGCCGACTTTGCCAATGCGTTTAAAGTGTGCATCGCTTACGAGGAAATGTGGGATGAGGTATTAACACAAAACATTGTTGATACGTTTACGTCCGGTCGACATAAAATCAATGCCTCGACGATGACCGAACTGCTGAATCATGTGCGTTACTATAACGAAGGCGGTCATAAAGACAGGTTAGAAAACATTGCGTACTGGCATGCTTTTGTAAAACGGGTCGATGCGAAAGGCAAGTCCCACATTGCGGTGCGTAAAAGTCGCGTGTGTTTGATGCCAGTGGGTAATTTGGTTGACTACCCATTAGCCACAACACTAGAGAGTGTTGATGATATTTTGATGCGCCAACGTTTAGGCTTAAGTCAGTCACAGTTAGAGCAAACCGCACATGCGCGGTTTAGAATTAAATCTCGTGTAGCTGATAGCAATGGCAATATTTATCAGCCTGATTTAATTGATGAGATGTTTAGCAAAATCTGTGGACTGGATGGTGATGGAGCTTATTTAACTGAGCAATATGACCAATATGGTCTACAAGATCGTTTAACAGAATTTAGCTCTGCCAAGCCTTTAAATGCAGCCTATTACAACCGTTTTTATAGCGCACAGTATCTTGATGCAAGCAATCGCAGTGGTGCAAAGCGTGGCTATAACGACCCTACCTTATGGGTTGCCAAAACAACGCGCCCAGAAGTATCCCCCGTCATTGTAGGTACTGAGGAATTACGCTTTACTAAAATGATACCACTGGAGGTGGTGATTCTGACTCCACTGCATAAGTGGAGAGCACGCCCTATCAACAAAGCTAGTACTTATAGTACCAGTAAAGGTTATGCCGAAAATAACCCGTTAGAGGGTTATCACCCCACTCTTAATTTTTATTGTACCCCTATAGAGCTATATGAAAGTGGCACTAAGTCGGCAGCGGATGCGGCAGATACTGCCGCTAATTATCGCTGGGTGCGCTGCGCTGATGGCATAGCTCGTAAACATACTACATCGGGCGTGCCCATTATCTTACCCCATATACCGAATGTAGGCGCATTTAGAGTGCGCTACCCCATCCCCTTTTCATTTTACGAAGGTTCTTACGCTCAAGCCACCAGTGAAGCTATGCAGCGTGAGCAATGTAGCTGGAATGCTTTAGCTATTAATCAAGTAACAGAAAGTTTAAAGCATGAAAAACGTTTATTAGATTTAGAGAAAACCATAGGAGCATAAATTTATGAGTTGTGCAGAAACCGCATTGGCGGTGCAAAATTTAGAAAAGACTGTAAAGGGTATGTTGCCCGATGCTGAGTCGAGGGTGGCAGCCTTAGAGAAATTAGTTCGTGACCGTATGGCAGAGATTAATTCAGGGTTTGGTTTAGTCGACACGTTATGGGATGCTAGTGCTACCCCTATTAAGTTAGAGCCACGATTTGCTAGTTATCAAAATGCCGTGGATTTTGAGTTTTCGGCGGCAGAGGACTACGCGCCTGAGAATTGCTTTGTGGATTTGCGGCGTAAAATACCAGGGATAGTGGGCAAAAACTATTTAAGCACAATAAGTCCTTATGCCAATGATAGTTATCAATCCTCTAAGCAGCTCACTGGAGTGGTATCGCTATATGCCAATATAGCAGTAGGGACAAGACATGGTGGGCAAGAAGACCCTGCCAACCTTGGTAAATACGGTGCTCAGACGCGCATAGCCCTATTAGCTAATAGTATTGGCAGTCATCATCAACTCGTAACAACAGGAAACCCTACACCTAACTACAGAGAGCCTCGCTATTTTTTGAACGATGCTAAATATCGATCCTTAAATTTGCATGGGCAAAATTGGGGTACTACTAATTTCAATGATTTATTTGCCTTAGCTGAGAATGTGGCAATGCCCCGTATATTTGGTAATACCTATATCCGCTTAATTAACTTGGGTAATCAACCTATTTGGATTAAAGGCGCTTGGTTTGTCTATCATGGCGAGGTGAAATAATGAAATTAATTAATACTACTACGGGTATTGTAGAGTTTTTTGGTGCTCAAGCAGATTTTGAGGGTGTGGAGTTTTACGACACTTATCTTGATGAAACAGGTAACGCTGTCAGTAAGAATCAAAAGTACCTGATTGAGTTGGATGATACTGAAAAGCAAGCTGAGCGCAAAGCGGAGCAGCTTAAAGGCGTCGAGTTTCAGGGGGTAATGTGCTCGGCAACAGAAGCTGATCAAAACGGATTAGGCGTTATGCTAACGCGCTACATAGCCTGCAAAATATCAAATAAACCGTTTACGCCCGTTAATTTCAAGTTTGCGAATGGCAATAGCTTGATTCTAACTGCTGATAATATTGATGCTTTCCAAGCAACGTGGGAGCCATTCCGCGCTCAATTCTTCCCTGTGCCTGAAGTTGCCTAACTATGATTCAAGCCGCTTTTTATCGTAAAAAAGGCGATTGGGTTGATCGGGTGATACGGTTTCGCACGGTATCACTTTACTCTCATGTGGAGCTAGTAGCGCCTAATGGGTTGTGTTACTCCTCTAGTCCTCGTGATGGGGGAGTACGCGCTAAGGTACTTGAGCTGTTACCTGAGGATTGGGAATTAGTCCCGCTGCCGTGGGCTGATTATCCGCGTATTAAGCAGTTTTTTGAACGTACACAAAGCAATCCCTATGACTTTGTAGGCGCTATCGTGGGGCAAGCATTGGCGGCTAACGCACACCGAGAAGGCGCTTATTTTTGCTCGGAATGGTGTGCTGAGGCGTTGGGGTTGTCCGAATCTTGGCGGTATTCACCTGCTTTACTTTACAATGTGTTGACTGATTACAATAAGGTGAGTTATGACGACACTAGGCGCATTGCGTTATGACTTGGCTACACGGTTGGGATTCACGACTCAAGGTGATGTGTCTCAACGTCAACGACCCATTTTAGATTCTTTTATTCGCACGGCTCAATACGTGCTTTATCAAGATTTACCTGCTCATTTATTTTATAAAATAACCACTTTGCCAGTAGGTATTGGGCAAGAACTTTATAATTTGCCCGAAGACTTTGAACCTAATAAACCTCATCAATTCTTATATTGTGGGGTGCAGGGTGTTAGTACCTTACAGTCGCGGGATTTATTTTCGTTATCGGGGGCTAGTACTTGTGACTCTAATGCTCCTGTTCCCACTGATACTCCGTGGCAACTGGGTCTACAAGGTGGCACTCCTCGTTTTTACTCCATCACTCATCAACAGTTCTTACTATCGCCTGTGGCGGATGCTAGTGCTGCTAAGGGTACTTTACGTATTCACTATTGCACGCGATTACCCGCTCTGGTGAATGATAGTGACTCTTTATTATTGCCCTATGAGCCAGTGTTTTTATTGGCGCTGGCTGAAGCTAAGGCGCACTACCAACAACCTGATGTCGGGCAAGTGGCGCAATTGTTTGAACGAGTACTTAAGCGCTTGCGTGCTAGTGCTGTGAATGATGATGTGCGTTATGTGCGACGGGGTTGATCATGCCGCGTAGTATCACATTTGACCGATTCGATGCAGGGATTGATCTGCGTAAGGGGCATTCTGTCACGGACGCTAACCGCATGATGGAACTCTTAAACTGTGACATAACAACAGGTTTTGCTATTGCTAAGCGTCCGGGGCTGAATCGTCTTAATCCAGTACCTGCTGATAGTGTGGGGCTGTTTGTGTTGGGCAATGAGATTAAATCCTTATTAAGTGCTGATGTGTTTGGGGCTGCGAGTCGATTAGTTGCCTTGCACAGTGCATTGATTGTAGGGGGTAAGCTGTACGCTGTATTGGAGTACCTTGATCAAGGTCAGGCTAAAGTAGCTCATTGCTATTTTAGTGAGGGCATGGGCTTTGATGCTAATAAGGTGGTGGATGCTAATTGTCCTCACTCTAAACAAGTGGTAACCCTTCAGGGTAAGGTATTTGCTGCCTCTAATGACGGCGCTACCGTGCGCTTTAGTGCTACCAATAAACCGACTGATTGGTCTACTGCTGATGATGCTGGCTTTTTACCGGTGTCGCATCATGGGGGTGGATATGTGGTTGCTCTTGCGGTGTATCGCGGTTTCTTGGCGGTATTTACTTCTGTCAATGTGCAGATTTGGCGGGTTGACCCTGACCCTGCTCAACATGCCCTCATTGATATGACTCACGGCATTGGTACGAATTACCCCTACTCCATTACTTCTGTATCCGGTGATGTGATCTTTTTAGGTCATGGTGGAGTACGTTCGCTTAGTCAACAAGCTACAACGGGCAATTTAGCGGATATGGATATTGGCTCGGCTATTGATCTGCTGGTGACACCAGTACTTAACCGCAATGCTGGAGCACGGGTGTTTGGGCATTATTCGCAAGCACTGGGTAAGTTGCTGTTATTTGTTGGGCGTGAAGTACTGGTGTACTCCTTATCCAAGTCTGCGAGTCTTGCTGCATGGTCGCGCTGGGTGCTGCCTCATGTGGTTGAGGCTGCGGTGGATATGTCCGGTATTACGTATCTACGGGCTAATAACGTGCTCTATAAGCTGGATACTAATAGCTATACGGATGATGGAGTGGTGTTTGAGTGTCGGGCTGAGATGGGTTACATGGCTCTCAAACAACCGGGGATGCTCAAGCGTTTGTTAGGTATGGATGTCGTTATTAAGGGTGAGTGTGCGTTTAGCATTGGCTTTGATGAGTCCCATATTACGGATGAGATTGAATCTGTGCTTTTAACGGGTGAGAGTCGTCCGTTTGATACTTTACCGATTGAACTACACGGCACGGCATTCGCGCCACGCTTTAGAGCGCAACATGATCAGCCGTTCCAAGTCGATTTAATTACCTTTTATTACGACACGGCGGGGGTACGATGAGTACTACTATCAAAGAATTAACCTTAGATGATGAGGATTACATTAATCAAGCTTTTACGATGCTATGGCATTACGCCCAAGAGACTACGTTGAACTATGGTCATGCACCGGATAAAGATAAAGCACTGCATTCGATTTTGCATTTTGTTGCAAGTGATCACTTTTGTGTGTTTGCCTTAATTGAAAATGAGCAGGTGGTGGGTGTTTTGATTGGCAAAATACAAACGACTTGGTTTAGTTATGCGATTGTGGCTGAAGATTTGATGGTGGTAGTACGGCAAGATCGACGTGGTGCGTTGGGGGCTAAAAAGTTAGTCACTGCCTTTGCTGGTTGGGCTAAAGCACACGATGCGCGTGCAGTGTTTTTAAGCTCTATTTCCGGTATCAATCCGGGGCGTACTGCTCAGTTTTATCAGCGTCTAGGATTTGATGTGATTGGCATGGTCAACGTTATGGAGTTGGAATAATGGGTGGTGGTAAAGATGGTGGTGACGGCGGCGTTGAAGACTTACGTAGAGCTGAAGAACAACGTAAGGCCGAGGTGGCTGCACGTATAACAGAAATCAATAATATCTTTGATGCAGGTGGTACATCGCGCAATGCTCTATATGATCAAGCAGCGGCTAATGCGTTTAATTTGGACAAATTGTATTTGGATGAAAATCGTGCTGATACGGAACGCATGAATCGCTTTGCTTTAGCGCGGCAAAGTTTAGCGGGCGGGTCGCAAGAAGTTGATCGCAATAAAGCTTTACTGAATACCTACAATGAAGGGCTGCTACGTGCGGGACAACGGGGCGAGCGTCTCAAGGCTGAGTGGATGCAGACCGATGAAGATTTACGTAATAACCTCATTAAACAGGTATCAGTTGACCCGCAAGCCTTTAATGCTGCCAGTGCTCAAGCACAATTGAGTGCTGCGAATCAAGCACGACAAAATGCAGGTAGTGATCAGACCTTAGGTGGGTTATTCCAACAGTTTGCCGATACCTATGCGCTGAGCCGTTATAATCAGGGGGTTAATACAGGTATGGGTCAAACGACTCCTAGTAATTTGCCTACAGGTGTATCTACTCGTAAAACCTATCAAGGGCGATAATCATGTACTTCTTAGCTCCCCTTTTGGCAGTGGCGGCGGGTGCTGCTGTTAATAACTATGCTCAACAGCGTGCAGCTCAACAGCAACAAAACGCTATTAACCAAATGCGTCAGAATCAGTTTAGCGCGAAACGCGAACAGAATCAGACGCTAATGGATGCTATTCAGCAATATAAACCTGAAGATCGCACGCAAAAGTACGAGGAAGCACAACAATCTGCCACTGATAATTTGATTAAGCTGATACAAGCTCAACCGGAACATGCGCAATTGGCTAAGGCTACGGAAGGTAGTACCGGACAAGATTATGATCTGGCGCGAGCTACGGCTACGGCGGATAGTCAGAATCGCGCGTATAAATTAGCGGGATTGTTAGGACGTAGTACGGCTCATGCTGATCTATTTAGGAATGAGGCTAAGGGATTGGCGGCGGCTGAGAATAAAGGGTTGCTCATTGGGCAAGATGCACAAATGCAGATGCTCATAGATCAACAGAAAGCCCAGCAAGCAGGGAAGGTGAATCCCTGGCTCTCGATGGCGGGGGGTGCTTTATCTAGCTACGGTATGTCTAGTTTGGGTAAGGGTATGTCTGGTGTGGGTGGGGCGGGTGGCTTTCAATGGTAGTCGGAGGTTGATATGAGCTTTACAGTAGGTGCTCAAACGGCACAAGGTCTTGGTACTTTACTGGGTCAGATGTTTGGCGGTGGCATGGGGCAAAAGGATTATGCTCAAGGTCAGTTGGTGGGTACTCAGATTCGTGAACGTAAGGCTAAGGCTGCATTGGATGAGCAACAGTATAAATCTATTGCCGATGCTATTACTGCGGGTCTAGCGGGTAATTGGCAAGCGGCTAATGTTAATAGTTTGTATGGTGGGCATGGTCGTACTTCATTTGATGTGACTAATCAGGGTGCGGTCTTTAATAAAAATACGGGTGAAGTAGATATAGGGAATGGTATTGCTCAAGCCTTTCTGAAGCTCAAAGGAGCTGAAGCTGCTAATCAAAGTTTGCAAGGCGATTATTATCGATCCAAAGCTGAGACTGAACGTGGGCTATTGAATGAGCGGGAACGAGTGGAAGTAGCTAAGGCTTTGTTTGATGAGGCTAGAGCTAGGGATGTAAATAGTTTAATTAAACCTAAACAGGAGGCGATGTTAGCACAAGCCTTCGCACGTATGGCACAAGGTCGTCAATATGATGCTGCGGCTGGGTTGAATAATGCTCGTGCCGGTGAAGTAAATAGCTTAATTGCTCCTAAGCAGGAGGCGATGTTAGCACAAGCCTTCGCACGTATGGCACAAGGTCGTCAATATGATGCTGCGGCTGGGTTGAATAATGCTCGTGCCGGTGAAGTGCAGGCATTAATGCCCTTAGAACAACAATTAAAAGCGGCTCAAACCGCTAATCAAATGGGGCTGGCTACCCGTAATCATCAATTGGCTGCAAGCACTCCAGCCGTACAACAATCTATTGTTGATAGAAATAAAGCTCAAGCAGAAAAGTTACGTCAAGCCGATCAATCAAAATTATTAGAAAATCCTGTGGTGGCTAATGTATTAGCGCAAATACAGGATTTAGATAGTCAATTATCTCAAGAAGAACCCAATAAGCCGCTGATATGGGGTCGGGGTAATTATGAAGCTGGTACTGAAAAACAGCGCTTGTTACAACAGCGTATGAGTTTGCAAGATCAGCTTAATACGCTTCTAAGTGCTGGTGGGGCTGCACCTTCCAGCGGTGCTCCTTTTCCAGATGGCGCATTGATACGCGGCAAAGATGGGCGGCAATATCGGGTTGTTAATGGTCAACCTGTGGCAGTAGGTGGTTAGTATGGCAACTGTTGATTGGAGTCAATTTGAATTAGTTGAACCTCCTCCTGCTAAACCAGCAGCTAATAATGTTGATTGGAGTCAATTTGAATTAGTTGAACCTCCTCCCTCTGATGGTTTATTTGATGATTTAGTTCCTCCTAGCGGTGGGGCAGGCGCGATGCCTGCCTCTTTTGAAGATAAACCATTACCGAAAGGAGTAGCTATTGCTAAGCCTTGGGAGCCTAGCTTAACTGATCAAGTGTTGGGTTTCTTTGGTGGCAATCGCGAAAAGGCGATGAATGAGGTTGTAGCTAGAAGTATTGCCAACGATAAAAAGATTCCTCTTGACCAAGTTTACGAAAATGCAGGAGGACATCGCCCTATTTTAAATCCTGAAGGTCGTGCTTCTGTACCCTCTTTAATCGAAGGTGCAGGCGTAGTGCTGGATCAATCACCTGATATTTTGCCCTCTGCTGCCAATACGGTGCTGCGCTCGATAAGAGGGGGAGATGATAGTGTTGAAAATACTTGGTTAGATCAGCTCATCCAATCCACTACTATACAACCCAAGAAAAATGAGAAGGGGGAATTAATAGAGGTTGATCCCAACTATGCCAGTTTACAGGGTATTGGTAAATCATTGGGCTATAGTCTGACTAATATGGGGGCTGGTTTAGGCGTGGGTGTGCCTGCCAGTATGCTCGCTAGCCCTGCCGTCGGTGCGGTTGCGGGAATGGGGGCATCAGGTACTGTCTCGTTTCGTGCGTCAAAAGATGAGTTTTTAGATAGAGTACTTGAGCAGTTAAAAGCTAAAGCAGTGGAGACTGGTAAGCCTTTGACTCAAGAAGAGTGGACACAAACTGTTGATCAGTACAATGCCGCCGCTAATGAATACGGGGCATGGGAAGCCATACCCGAAGCCGTTAGTAATTTGATTATGTTGCGGGGGGTGGGTAAAGGCATTAAAGGATTTTTAGGGGGCATGGGGTCAGAACAAGTCACTGAAACTATGACGGCGCTGGGGCAAAATCACGCTGAAAGAAGCGCTAATTTAACCAAAGAAGAACTCGGTATACCTGACGCATGGCGACAACATGCGTTGCAAACTGCCATTATGTCGGGTGGGATGCAAAGTGTTGGCTCTGTGGGAAGTATGGTAAAGGATAAGCTAACGTCTAAGAAAGATGTGACTGCACCTGCACCCGATACTACCGATAGCCTGTCGGGGATTATTGCCTCTGGTGAGGGGGATTATAATTCTTATAACAAGGGTATTGCTGGGGATAGTCGAGATAAAATTGATTTTAGTCAGATGACTGTAGGCGAGTTAATGGCTCGGCAATCACTACCTAAAGGCAATCCTAATCGTATTTTTGCTGCGGGAAAATATCAAGCCACCCCAACTACTTTTGCAGAAAGTGTACAAAAGCTGGGAATATCTTTAGATGAAAAGGTAACGCCTGAGCTGCAAGAGCGTATTTTTGCTGATTATATTGCTAAGGATAAACGTCCTGATTTACGCGACTATATTACGGGTAAGTCTAGTGATATTCGTGCGGCTGTAAAAGCGGGGTCAATGGAATTTGCAAGCGTAGCCAATCCCGAAACGGGTAGAAGCTATCATGAGGGTAAAGGGGGGAATGCTGCCTCTATTAGTGCTGAGCGGTTTGGCACAGGGTTACAAAATGCGCGAGAACAGTACGCCGCTTTGGTTGCTAAAGGGGTGGACTCAAATACAGCTTATCGGCAGAGCTTAGGGGCTATGGTCAATAGTGCAAGTACCAGCTCGTCTATTGCTCCAAATCCGATTAGCACAAATCAAGGTAGTGTAGCCCCTGTGCAATCAGCTAATAGTACGCTGACTAACCCTGTTCCAGTACGTACGCCTGAGCCTGTCATTATGCAGGGTGATTTTAACAATCCATTGCTAGGAGATGATTTAGCCAGTGCTTTGTCTGATGCTGAGCCTGTGGCATTGTCTGATGATTTTGACGACTCTAATTTAGATAGTGAATTTGACTCTGAAGTAGAGGCGGCTACTAATGAATGGGATAGTTATCAAGCTGAGATTGAGCAAAGTACTCCTAATGATGGCTTGTTTGATGATTTAGTACCTGAATCACTACCTGCTAGTGATGATTTAACTAATACAGAACAAAATGCGAACGCACAAAACGCGCCAGAATCCACGATCTCTAGTGAAGCAATACCGCAAGATACCCCTAATCCTGATGCGCTAGAATCGGCTCCCGTTCAAACCGCAGAAACAACGCCACAAGACACCTATCAAGGCGAAAGAATTATAGGGCAATCTAGCAAGATACGCTCAGAGGATGGTCAGTGGCACGCGGTAGACTATGAAGTACTAGATGCAGCACGTTTAAATCCTACAATTGAGCAAGCGGATAATCAGTATCGTGATCGTAATCGTGCCGCCTTAACACAACAAGTGCAGTCTATTGGTAATGACCTGCAATATGAGCTAGTCGGACAATCGCCTGTGATGGACTTTGGCGCTCCGGTACTTAATCAATCAGGGCAGATTGTTGCTGGCAATGGGCGCATGTCTGGCATTCAGGAAGCGTATAAAACGGGTAAAGGTGCTCAATATAAGGCTAAGTTGATAGAAGATGCGGGGCGTTTAGGGATTGATTCAGCTCGTGTACAAGGGATGAAGTATCCGGTACTGGTGAGGCGCTTTAAAAATGCGGTCAATACTCGTGATATGGCAGTGATGAGTAATGAGGGTGGAGCTGCGCGTATGTCACCACTGGAGCAAGCACGAGTGGATGCTGAGCGTGTGGGGTCATTACATGATTTAGAATTTGATGACTCTGGAAATATTACACTACCTGCTGCGCGTAATTTAGTAAGGCGCATTTTAGCGAAAACACCTATTAATCAGCACAATGAGTTGATGGATGCTGAAGGGGGTATTAGTCAAGCGGGTTTAAGGCGCATCCAAAACGCAGTACTACATTTAGCTTATGGGGATAGTCCGGCTTTACAGCGTTTGGTTGAGCGTACTGATAATACTAGCCGAAACGTGCTCAATGCCCTAAATGGGGCTGCTCCTGCATTGGCTGAGTTGCGGGATAATGTGAAGCAAGGTATTGCTCATCCTCATCTGAATATTGTTCCACATTTAATTGATACGGTAGAAATTTTCACTCGGCTCCGATCGCAGAATATTGACGTGCAAGAGTGGTTAAATCAATTAGATGCGTTTAATGATACGGTAGAAATTTTCACTCGGCTCCGATCGCAGAATATTGACGTGCAAGAGTGGTTAAATCAATTAGATGCGTTTAATGATACGCCTATTGAAATAAAACAATTATTAAACTTTTTAGATCAGAAAGCGCGAAAACCTGCAACTCTGCGTGACTTTTTGCAACGTTATGCGGAAGGGGTAAAGCAAGCGGGTAATCCTAAACAGGCGGGGTTATTTGGTGATAATCCTCCCGCATCCAGTGAGGTGATTAATAATGCCATTGAACAAGCCAACACCCAAGAAACCGAACGCAACACCAGCACCAGTGCAGAATCAAGACGCACTGGACCAAACCAAGATCAGGGAATTAATCCGGCAACTACAGAACAATCCTCAGTTGCTGAAGGCGCTACGGCAAGCGCTACCAGTTCAGTAGGTGGTGCTCAGTACTCTAAGGCTGAAGCTCTGCCTCAACAAGATTATAATGCTGTATTGCCTAAAATCCGCAATGAGCTAATTAATAAATTAGGTGCTAGTACTTTTAATAAGCTGGTGCAATCGGGTCGTTTGGTGATTAGTGATAATGCACCTCCGAATGTGGCGGGTGTTTATGATAATGGCGTGGTCACGCTTTATCCTCAGAATATACCAGTGGGTCAAGCGTGGGCTGTATTCGTGCATGAGGCAGGTGAACATGCTGCACTGTCTACTATGTTGGGTAATGAGTACGCTGATTTAGTAAAGCAATTTAACCAGCTTTTAGAAAAGGGCAATCCTGACGCTATCAAAGCGGCTGAGCGTGTACCTGCCTCTACCCCTGCGGAACATATTGACTCTGAGCGGCTGGCGTATTTGGCGCAAGGAGTGATTGCGGGTGGACGGCTGAACCCTGTGGGTAGTCGGGTGATTGCTGCGGTGCGGCGTTTTGTTCAGAAAGTACTTAAAAAGCTGGGGATTGAGAGGGCTATTAATCCTAAGGATATAGCCTATTTGGCTGAGCGTGCGGCGAAAAGTTGGGCTAGTGGTAAAACAGCTAGTACCTTGTCCAGTACTAAATATACCTTTGCTGGGGAGCGTGCTAAAACGGCTGATCAGGCTAAAGACTGGTTTATAGGAGCAGATGACAAGGCGCGTTTTGAAATTGATGATAGTCAGTTTAAATTAACACCGTTATTTAAATTAATTGCAGAGGGTGGGCATAAATCATCAACTATTAAAACGGTAACGTATCGACCTAATGAACAGAATAGTTATGATGTAAAACTAGTACCTACGGATGCCAAAAAGACATCTGATATTATTAAAATCGAGGGTGCTAATATTGAGCTTTTAGAGGAGTTATTGCCTGCTAGCTTGTTAGAGTCTATAAAAAAACACGAGGGAATGCCTGAGCCTTATAGTGATGATATTGATATAGAGGATGGATTTTATTTAAAAGATGTTAATCAGCAATTCAAGGGGGCTAATGTATTGCCTCTTGATCAGGCGATAATTCACCCTGAGTTATTCGCAGCATACCCAGAATTAAAAAATATTTTAGTAATGGTAGATAAAGATAGCACTGGCTCGTCAGCATCTTTTAATGTGTTGTCTAGTGGGGAGTGGTTAATACGTTTAGGTAAATATTCTCAAGATTCGGCTCTAATCCACGAAGTACAGCACGCTATTCAGCGTTTAGAGGGGTTTGCAACAGGTGGGGCAGCCAATGAGTTTGTAGATAAATATGATGACAATAAAACTGAAATCGCGAAATTAAGTGATGAAATTCAAGACTTAATGTTTAGCAACTCAGAATATGGTGATTTGCGTCGTAAAGCGAATCGAATGTTTATCAGTATCCAAGATAAGTATGGTACTAGTAGAGAGCGTAATGGAAAAATACAACGCGGTCTCAATTGGGATAATGTTCCTAGTAATGAAGCTAAGGATTATTTTGGGATTTTGGATGAATTAAAAACTTATCCTGAAGATAAAACATATCTTGATTTATTTATGCGCCGTGAACACTTGCAGAATAATCCTACGTTAGTAACAGCCTATCAGCAATATGAGCGTTTAGCGGGAGAAGTTGAGGCGCGAAATGTACAAGCTCGGCAGAAACTCAATGCTCAACAAAGGGTAAATACTCCTGTAGAAATCACGGAGGATGTGCCTAGGCATTTACAGACAATACGTTTTAATCATGGAAAGCAAGAATTTAATGTAAGAGATTTATCTAATCCTACTAAAGCTAAACAATTATTAAAGCAAGGGCTTGCTAGTGTTGAGCGTGGTATTAAAAAGGCTTGGTCTCATAAAAATCCTAGTGATTTAGTACTGCATACGATGACGTTGCAGACGATTATTGATCGTAATAAAAAGATTTTTAATAAGTTTGCTGAAAATCCTTTAACTGCTATTGAGCATCTTAATCAAGGGATGCAGGCAGTGATGCAGCATTGGGCGAATCGGTTTGAAAAATCGCATGATGCGCTTATGCGCTTGTCGGCTCCTGAGCGTCAAGGTGTCATGGATATGATGCTCAATGCTACCCTCAACAATGTACATCCTGACCAAGACTATACGCCAAGTCTAAATATGAAGTGGGCTAGAGGCAAGAAAACTCAGTTTGAGAATGAGTTGCGTAATCTGGCGGCGGATGAGCGCAAAGCTCGGCATAATCAAGCTTATACACCTGATGAACGTACCCGTGCTACTAAAAAGGCTCAAACGGGCTTGGCTTTACTGCAAAAGAAAATGGACTTTGAAACTAAGCGTTTTAAAGCACAACCTGAATTAGTTAAACAATGGCAGTCCTTAAGTACTGACCAGCAAGCAGTTTATCAAGACTTTAAAAAACAGCTTAATACGTTATGGGAAAAACAAACTGAATCATTAGAGAAGCATATTGCGGATATTGTGCAGGAAAATAAGCTGGATGCTAATGCAGCTCAAGCGGCTATGGATACGGTCAAGGGGTTGCGTCTCCAGTACCGGAAGCAATTGCAACTGGGGCCTTACTTCCCGCTTAAGCGTTATGGTGATTATGTGGTGCAAGTGCGCTCATTAGGTGAATATGCGCGGTATCACTTTGAGTCTGAATTCGAAGCGAATGAGTTTGCTGATGCTATTAAAAAAGATGAGCCTAAAGCTAAGGTGCTGGTAAGTAAAAAGGTGGAATTGCTCAATCACCCGAAAGATGCGCCGGGGATTGCGGGTAAACTCCTCTCTGCTTTGAATGATGTACAAGGTTTAACGGATGACCAAAAGCGCACTCTGAATGCGTTTGTGTTAGATCAATTACCGGATTTGAGCGCTCGTAAAGCAGAAATGCGGCGGCACTTTGTGGCGGGTGCGTCCGGTGATATGGAGCGTAGTTTTGCGAATGCCATGTTGCATGGGGGGCATGACTTAGGGCGTATTCTATTTGGGCATAAAATCCAACGTGCTATGAGTCATATGGCTGAGCAAATTAAGCTCCAAGAGGATTTGGTGGCAGGACGGTATGATGATAAGCCTTTAGTTAAGGATGCGGCTGAGCAAAGTATCTTGATTGATGAAGCTGACCGCGTGCAAGCGGGGCGTGTACTTAACGTTATGCGTAAGCAGATTGACGCGATGATGTCACCTAATACGAATGCTTTGGCTGCTTTTATGAGTAATGCCGCTTTCTTTATGTTATTGGCGGGTTCTCCAGCGGCGGGATTGCTTAATCTGATGCAAATTGCTCAGATTACCTACCCTGCCCTTGCCGCGCGCTTTGGGGATGTAAAAGCTAATGAGGAACTCTTTAAGGCGGCTGCGGATGTAATGAAAGCTACTAAGTTGGGGCGGACTACTGATGGTAAGTTTGATGTACGACAAGGCATTTTTAGTACTTCATCGGCTCAACACCTTACTTCAGAGGAGCGGGAGTTATTAGGAACGTTTGAGCTGGAAGGTATTACTTCTACTACACAAGCTAATTCGCTGGCTCGTACTGCATCGGGGGATGGTTTAGCTAATGTGGGTAAGTTTGCGTTGAAGATGTCTAAGGCGGCGGCTTATCTGGGGTTCTTTTTCCACAATGCTGAAATTTTTAATCGTCAAGTCACTCAATTGGCGGCTTATCGTTTATACCAAGCGGTAGATAAACCTACTCAACAAAAATTGGATAGACAAGGAAGTAATGGTATAGGTGCTAAAGATTTTGCGCGTTGGATTACTACCCGCACTCACTATAACTATGGTCATGCTAACCGTGCGCTGATGATCAAGGGTAATGCAGCCAAGATACTGTTACCTATGAAGAACTACAGCATTATGACAACTGAGTTTTTACTCACTCGTATGAAAGACGTGATTAGTCAAGAGACTGACCCTGAAGTTAAAAAATTGGCGGCGGGTGAGTTGTTACGAGTCATGGGTACTACGGCGCTGTTGGCTGGGGCTGCGGGGGTGGGTGGGGCTTGGATGGGTACTGCGGCGTTATCAACGGCGGTGGGTTATAAGTTTGGAGGTAAAGCTGCGGGGGCTACTGCGTTATTCCTGATCGCAGCGATGGTGCTTGCTCCGCTCATGGGTGATCCTGATGAACCGTTTGACCCTGAAGCGATGTGGACACAATTCCTACGCGAGTACTTGGGTGACTTTGGCGAACGTGCCGTTAATCGTGGGATTGTCAATGCTACTACAGATATAGACCTATCCTCACGCATTGGGATTAATAGCCTGCTGTATCGTGAAGCCTCGATACATAATGATCAAGGGGGTGATTGGGTTAATCAATTGGCGGAACAATTATTAGGAGCTAATTACTCTTTAGCTAAAAGTATGGCGGATGGTGCTGATTTAATGTCTCAAGGTGAAATACAAAAAGGCATGGAAAAATGGCTGCCTAAGTTTTTGCGGGATATATCCAAAACACAACGTTATGCCACTGATGGTTTAACAGGTCGTAAAGGTGAGGAATTATTAGGGGCTGATGAGTTTAATGCGTGGGAATTGGCTAATCAGGCTATGGGCTTTGCTCCTGATGATGTTACCCAAGTGTATGATGAGCGAAGCGTTATTGAAACGGCTAAGGTGCAATTAGAGCGGCGGCGTAATGGTTTGGTTAATCGTTATAAGCGTGCTGTTTTAGATGGTAAGGGTGATTTAAAAGAGATTCAGAGTGAAATTAATCGTTGGAATGGTAAAAATCCTTATTTAAGTATTTCTCCCGAAGATTTAAAACGTACTCTAAAAACTACAGAAAAGAACAGGGCTAATAAGGCTGAGCACTCTGGTGTGTTGATTAGTAAAAAGTATCAACAACAGCTAGAGGCATTGGGGTATAAGTAAATGCCGGAATTAAAGCGTATTACTGAAGGTGGGTATTATCCGTATATTGATCTTTATGGTGACTCGTCAGTAAATGATTGTGATGGTTTGGTGATTGATGCACCAGACCAGGTGGTGATGATTGGGCGGGCTAATGTGCTGAATACGCGCGTGCCGTTGATTGCACTACGTTGTCAGCGTTTAATTATTGAAGAATATCATGCTTTTGGAATTTGGGGTGATGCTCATAACTTCAGGACATCGAACATTGATATAGATCGCTATCTAGTACATGGTTTTCAAAAGCGTTTCACCTACGAACAATGGCATATGGATACAGGGGGGCAAGCGTATGCCGTTAAAGCGAATGGTTGGGAAATCGATACGGATGGAGTAATTGAAAATATTGCTATTAGGTCATTTGAGAGCTATGCAGATATACCAGATGCTAACTGTGTAATGCTGTCTGAGTTATGCCAGTACCGGAATATTAATATAGGTACTCAACGTTTAAGTATTATTACTGGTGGTGATTATTGGCTCAATGCTAATAATTTAAGTGATAGTGTTTTAGGGGGGGGTGATGTGTCTATTATTGGATTACGAAACCAATCCCCTACTCTGTTAATAAAAAATCGTCCTAAAAATGGTATTCAGGGCTGTCATGCGTCGGGGAATATTCATTTGATCAATATTCCCTTTTTAGATAAATCTAGCATTGATTGTGAGGTTGCTAGCTATGGTGATTTTGAGTTAGAGCAAGCAGCGTAATTAGCGTTTAATGCTCTGCAACTTGGCTAGTTTCTCGGCAGCTAATTGCTTATCCTGTGCGGTAATGGGGTCAGTCTCATTACCCTTCTCATCTAGTCTGTATTGACTATCTATTAGATTTTTTAAATAACGTTTGTCCGTGCAGTGCTTTTCATAAAGTGCGTTGACCATACGCTTTGAGTGATGTACGCAAGCCTCTCCTCCTATTTTAAACATAATATGTCTAAAACCGTTCATTAGTGGCTTGTAATCGCGCCATACCCTGCACTTGCGTCTTAATAGTTCATCTAGGATTTTTAGGTGTTTTTCTGATGGCTTCTTACGCTTTGGCGGTGCAGGGGGTGCTTTGGTTTTGGCTAGACGTGCAGGTTCTACCTCTTGGCGTTTTACTACCACTAGGGTTTTTCTTTTGATGGTTAGGGTTTTGGGTTTTTCTTCCATGTGAACGTTGGTACTCAAAGGTGAACGTTAGATTTTACAATGTTCACAGCTAGAAACCGCAATCTGGTGCGGTTGGTGAACGTTGAGTACATTGTGAACGTTATTCCGGTGTTTATATAGGGCTTAAAACGACGTGAATACCCTTATGCTTCCGTAGCACCAGCGTAGAACTGGGCTAATCTCATATGAAAAAGGGTCACAGCTTTGGCTGTAACCCTTTGTCTTATATGGTGCCGGCAACCGGAATCGAACTGGTGACCTACTGATTACAAGTCAGTTGCTCTACCTGCTGAGCTATACCGGCAATGGAGACGCATAATATAGATCGTTTTAGAAAGCGTCAAGCATTTTTTACGCCCTTGGTCGGAATTTTCGTCCTTGGAACGCTGACAACATCCCACGCAGTACATTCAACTCACTTTGAGTCAGATTAGTGCGCCCAAATAAACGTCTCAGACGGCGCATGAGTAATCTTGGATTCTCAGGATCAAGATAACGCACCTCGACCAACGTCTGCTCTAAATGCTCATAAAACCCTTCTAATTGCGCACTCGTAGCCAATGGCTCACCCAAAGCCTCATCATGCTCAAGTACTTTAGGCAAAGTACTAACACTATTGACCGTCATGGCACACTCATAACAATACAATTGAATCGCGGCGGCTATATTGAGTGAGTAGTAATCTGCCGCCATCGGAATATGTGTTAAGTACTGGCACTGAGCTAATTCCTCATTCGTTAGACCCGTTCGCTCGCGTCCAAAGACTAAGGCTATTTTTTGCCCTGACAATTTTTGCGCTACAAGCTCACCACATTCACGAGCGCTCACTTGTGGCCAAGGCAAAGAACGCTCTGAACGCGCACTTGTCCCAATCACGATTTGGCAATCGGCTAATGCCTCACTCAAAGTACTCACGATCTTAGCCGACGCTAAGATGCCATCAGCACCTGACGCCATCGCTTTGGTTTGCGGAGAGTTAAAATCTTTGGGATTAATGAGGCGTAAATCGCTGACACCCATGGTTTTCATCGCGCGCGCCGCCGCGCCAATATTGCCAGGATGCGAGGTTTGCACCATGACAATACACAGATTATCCAATAAGCCACTCAT